TCTGCATCTATGCGTAATGATTTTTTTGTACGTGGTACTTCTTCTTTTTCCTCAATATCTTCATCATCATCTTCGTCATCGTAATCATCATCATAATCATCGTCTTCAACAACGTTGAAAAATAGATTTTTAATAGCATCATAATCCAAAACATTTAAACATTCATCCAATTTTGGAACTAAATCCAAAATAGATTCATCGTATTGTTTATCTCTTTCGATTAACTCAAAACGAGTAGCTTTAGCATACTTTGTTGTTCCAAAAGAATCTTCTGAAAACCGAACATATACTGTACTACCCTCATCAGGCAATGCAAATGTTTCCAGATTTTCATCCTCCTCTAATTGCTCCTCTAAAACTTCTTCAAATAATTTGTCAGAAAATTCAAATAGTTGAATTTGTGAATCGGTGAACTTTTGGTCGTCCACTCTTTTGACAATAATAGCGTACAGATTTCGTTTACTCACTCTGATTTCACTAATCTCATCTTCATTCCCTCCTGTTTTGTACAATTTACGTTTGTACTCACAAATGGGACAAGGGTTACCAAAAGATGTAGGGCAAACAATACTGGCATGATTTACACCAACGTTACGATGTAATAAAAATGGACGTTTAAACCAATACACACCTTTTTCTGCACCAATATCTTGATCGGGGTGATTGTGTAATGTTACCTCATACGGTAAAATATCCATCTCCACTTTACAAGTATTTTTTTCCAACTGGAAAATCTCAATGTTATTAGGTATTGTTAAATACCCATAAGTTCTACCTCTTTTCCTTTTTCCTGTAACGCTACTCATTCTTCCTTTAAAGCCAAATTTCCTTTTCATACAATTTTAATTTTAAATGATTTATAAATCTTTCTTATATGTGCGCACACGCCCTTGTACAGCCTTACGGTGCTCACGTTCCTTACTCAAATTACGTGGTGTACGTGGTCCTGCAAAATATTGTTGCCCATGCAATGCAACTAAATTCTCTAAAGATGCTTTACGGGTAAAACTAATTTCATTTTTTACAACCTCTGCATCATTCATTTCCCGCATAGCATTTATCAAATGCTCTTTTGCATCTATATATTTTTGATGGGTTTGTATGAATGATTCAATATTAGAAACCGTTGGTTTTACACCCGCACCTAAATATTCATCTGGATTTTCATTAACTAAAGTATTTAATTCAGCTTTAATTAATTTCACATTCTCTTCTGCACGTACAAACGTTTCTTTACATTCATTAAAGTACATCCCCCATTTTGTGGCAAGAGTAGCTTGCTCTAACCATTCTACATCTAATGCAGAATCGTCAATGTACATATCTCTTTCGTAATTCATGATTTTAATTCATTAAATGTTTAACGCATCATCATCGTGATAATTCCTATTTCTTCTTCTCTCTTTTTTAACAAATCGTGCTTGTTTCGCTACAAATGGACGTAATTGTGCTTCCATATCAGCAATTAAACCCATAGGGTCTTCGCCTGATTGGAGTGTTAAAGAGTAACCTGCTTCAAGTTTGTAATTTTCATAATTACCTAAATTCACATTCCTTGAAATTGTGATCCAAACTTTGTTGTCTTCAATTTTGTTCATAATTGATAATTTAATAAATGTTTATACTTCTTTTATACTTTAAACTGTAATGCTTTTTGCATTCGTGATAAAATCAATCCTAAATACTTTTTTGGAAATTGGTACTTCAATACATCGTTCTCAATGAAAATAATGTCGTCTTTTGTAAATACTTTAATATCCCCAATGGTTTCATCTATGTCAACGTCTTTACACATTACAACAGGAACAAACACTTTTTTGTTACCTTTAGAATAGGCATACTCTTCGTGAGTAATTACTGGGCGCAATCTATTTTTCAACAATGTGAAAATAACTTTTAATTGGTCATCAGTCGATGAAAAAAATCCTAATTGATACATATCTTATAATTTATAAATGTGTTGCACGATAACAAGCTAAAACCAATCCCGGAAAACCTATATTGTAAAAAGGTTCTTCAAAACATTCGAGTATAACCGCTGCTCTGTCGTTAAGTGAATTCAATAAAACACTACTCGCATATCCGAGAACTACACGCCTAACAGATTCAGCTTCCTGTGTTTTCAAACCCTTTAAAATATTTTTTATATGTCCCCACCCTTCATTTTTTATTAACGCTCGGCATAGTGTGATACTTTCCGTTTGTTCTATGGCGGCTTCACTTGCAATTTTTAATCTTCTTTTTTCAGGAACATTTAATACCTGTTTTAAAATTTGCAAAGCATGACGAGGCGACCCCTGACTGTCAAGTGTGATTTGTTCAATTATTTCTTGTGTAATTGAATCACCCTCGGCTTCGGTTACACTGGTTAACAAATTAAACATTTGTTTATCATTCAGAGGACTTGTTTGAAATTGACTGCACCGATTCCTAACGGTAGGTAATAAGCTGTTTGGGTCGGTGGTACACAATATAAAGTAAATGTGTTTAGGTGTGTCCTCCAGTATCTTTAAAAAGGCATTTTGAGCCTCTCCTGTAATTTTATGCACTTCATCCATTATATACACACGATCACCCCCACCAAGTGGTGCATATTTAGCATTTTTACGTAAATCACGTATGGTATCAATCCCCCTGAACTGTGCGGTGTCAATCTCAATTATATTCATATCTTCACAACCTAATTCACGTGCAACAATACGTGCTAAAGTAGTTTTACCTGTGCCAGTAGGACCGTGAAATAGGAATGAATGTGGGCAACTCTCTTTATCTTTTAGCATATTTTCCAATGCTAAAATAGTGGTTCTATTACCTAATATTTGTTCAAATGTTTTTGGACGATATTTAATATGGAAACTCATTTTTTTTTAAATTTTAATAATTAACTAAAACGGATAGGGTTTTTTGTCAGCCCAACTCCCGTTGACGGGACTTAATTCTGCTTCAATCTCTAAAGGAACTGTAATCCATGTCCATTTTTGCCGAACGTCATTACACATAATGCACCTCACAATTTTCAATACCTTGTCAATCTCTTTAGGGTGAGCATCAAACACAATAGAATCATGAATTTGTCCTACTATTTTTGTATTCCAGTGTTCCCTACGTTGTGTTTTCATAATTTGAATTAAACTCCATAATAAGCAATGGAAAGCTGAACCTTGTATTGGGTAATTAATTACGTCATTACGTTTCATTAAACCTTTGTATATAAAACCAGTTTTACTACTTACGTATCCTTTTCGTTGGTATCGCTTCCATGTAGTTTCACGCCACTTGTTGTACGCAAAATATCGTTCTTGCCAAAAATCAGCTTCAATATTCTGTATATGTTTTACGAAAGACTTATACGTTTTTAAACCTTTGCTTATTAAATGGTCGGATAAAAAAGAACCGTTAATAGGTATTCCCATACCCGATTTCCATGTGCTTTTAGGCAACCCTCCCCAAGTACAAGCCAAATGGTCAGCGCAATTAGCGTAGTAATCACCATAAAATTGAGGAAAAACAAAACCATTTTTCGCAGCATTTCTTAGTGTGCTATGTCCTTCTATTGTGCGGTCGAACTTATCAATTTTAAAAATTTCTATTGCCATATCCCTGTGCATATCACCTTTAAGAATATCGTGAGTTAATTTTTCATCTTTACAATAACTGGCGGCTATACGCACTTCAAGTTGACTATAATCTACTTCTAATAACTGATTACCTTCACTTGGAAAAATAGCACTACGAACAATATTAAATGATTCCTGATCCCGTGCAGGTATATTTTGAAAATTTGGTTTATCTGAACTACTACGATAACTTCGCACTGTATGCAAGCTAAAAAATGGGTGCAATAAACCATCACCTGCTTCTCTCTCAAATGATTTTAAGTATGTGTCCCTAATCTTTTTTAATTTTTTAATTCGTAATAGTAAATCCAATTCAGGAATCATCAATTTTCTTAATGTTTCCTCATCTGTCGAACCCTGTCCTGTGGCAGTTTCTTTATGCACTTTCAAACCTTTTGTTTTATATAGATATTTACCTAATTGAGAATTACTGTAAATATTTATTTTAGTGCCTTTCTTAACCGACCGTGCCCATTTCTTATAAAAATCACTCTCGTATATCTTTTTTTCAACAGTAGCAATCTCTTCGGTTATCTCTTGTTTTTTATTTTTAATGTAATCAATATCCACGTGAATCCCTTGTCGTTCCACGTGAGATAAGGCAAGTACTCCTTCATGAAGTAAATCGTACGCTTCTTTAGTTGTTGGAATCATTTTCTAATTCAGTTATTTGTTTTATTTGTTTCAAAGCTAAACGGTATTGATAAATTGTATCTAATCCAACATAGGTTAGAAGTTTTTTTACTCCCTGTTTTGTCGTTAATAATTCATCAATACTATTTATACTATTTCCATCTTTTTTATTAATAGCTGTAAGATACCTATTGATTTCACTACTGTAATCAACAACTCCAAAATTTACATATGTTTGAAATTTCAATCCAGTAATCCCACTTCTATTGTCCAGAATATGAGCAGCCAGCATACTATCCCAATACCAATTTCGTACTGGTGATTCTAAATATACTCGGCTCCACACATCTTCAAATTTCATATTATGTGCCATTTTTTGAACCCCCTTATTCATTAATAGCCGTTTTATAGGACGTAAATATTTACGTTTTTCAGGGAGCAAAAAAGAGTATGCAATATTCTCGTTCGGTGATACACTCATGGCTACAATTCTATGATTTTTACTGAATTGATATGGTTTCAACCCAGTAGTTTCATAATCAATTGATACTCTTCCTGATTTAATTGTATCAAGAAAAGTTAAATCATCTATAATACATATTTCCGGTTCTGTATATGTTGGCAATGGAATGTTATTAGTACCAATAGCTTGGCGTAAATCATTCTCCCATATCTTCATTATTTCCGGTGTATCATGGTGTAGTACATACTTTGGGTGAAATACAGGACAAACCCATGCGTGTATATCATCATCTGGAATATTCCACCCCCTCCATTTATTAAAACCACCTAAGTCTTTTTGCCAACGATGTGCAATAACTGCCTGCACTGCCACGTACCCAAAAAGAATAATTGTATGTGGTTTATATTGTTTAATAAATCGCATAAGAGATGCACGACAACAAGTAATTTCCGTACCTGTTGGTGGTCTGCTTTTACCACTTGAAGTTACCGTGCGACAATTGACGGCATTTATATTGATGCAATCCTCAAACAAATCAATCCCTAATTTTTGATACGTTTTTTGTAACAATTGTCCTGCTTGTCCTTGCCATGGTTTACCTACTTTATCTTCTATTTCTCCCGGCACTTCACCAATATTCATAATCCTTTTACGAAAATTGCCGTAAGGTTTCATTTTAGGTGTATTCACACGAGTATATAAGCCACAAGTACCACAAGTGTGTATTTTGCCATTGACAATACTATACGATTGGGTTTCCTTTTTTGTAAAAAAACCTTCCATATCTATTGTTTTAACATAGCTAAGTAAGTCCAATTTTCATCTTGAAAGGATATTATATTTTGTTCCGTGTGAAGCAAACATTTTTTACTTCTTTTCAATATATCTTTAAGAAAAGACGGGTCAATTAAAAAATTAAAATCACTCACATCCGCATCCATCAAAATCCGTTCTTTATAAAACCCTTTACTATCAGATTCACTATCAATACTTAAATAATTACTCTTATAACTAATGGATACTGTTTGTGCTTGTTTATCGTCCTCTGTGAAAATAATAGCTTTATCAAGTGCATTATTAATTCCATCAGGAAACAAAATACTATGTCCACCTTTAATCTTATTCAACACAGGTGTAACGTTAGGAAAATTATCGTATAAAACACGGCATGATGCAATTACACCCTCATCATTTTTAAAATGAATCCACTCATCATCAGAAATAAATGAAGTAGGATTGATTGTTAATATTTTTAAAATACTATCAGCAGGTATTAGTGTATCTTTTATTGGTATTGTAGTCCCTAAATCCCAAAAAGATAATCGAAAATTATTTGTTCCTACAATAGTTCCATCAGACTTTACACTAACACATTGTACGATTGGATTAATCAAGTCATTGGAAGCACTCATTGCAGCAAACTTAATAGCAGTTTGAAAATCAGTCGGTAATTTTTCCCATACTTTATTTTCAAAAAACGAAACATCAACAGGTACTTCAATTGCAATTGTGTTGAAACCAGCTTTTGACTTACCTGCTTGTAATACTAATAGTTTTTCAGTAACATTCAATGTTACTGTGTCAACTTTGGTTTTATCCAATAATTGCATAATTTCATCAGATTCAATAATAAAAGATTCTTGTATTTCCGGCATAGGATAATTGAACCACAATTCATTATTAAACGTACTGATGTATCCGTTATTAAACACAAAACAATTTGATTCCCCTATTCCATCTTTTTTCGATAATCCCGGTTTTAGGGTACTTAAAGCATTTTTTAATTTGTCTTTTGTAATTTCCATAATTTAATCATTTATTTCACCATAACGCATATTAAAATATTTATCAGCTATTTCAGGATATTGGTGTGTAAACGCTAACATATCTTTGTTTTTGTTGTACTCAAAAAAAGTTTTCTTTTTAAAAATGATAGGTGCTCCAAAACTTGGAATTGATTTATAAATAAAATGAAATGGATGAGGGCTCTGTTTCCAATTCTCAAATCGCATAATGTATGGTACACACCTATATTGCATTAATACTTTTAATCGTTCAAAAAGCTCAATTATATCCCTCTCCCAAAATTCCATGTCCCATTTGCCCTCTCTATCAAACCCGATAAGGACGTAAAAACGAGGAATGGCAAGTGGCATCACATTTTTGAAAATTTTGATTTTTTCAATTATAGTGTCTTTATCTCTGTAATCATCAAATGCAAATGT